TAGCGACTATTTGATGTTGTGTAGAGATCATTGTGGTCCATACTTTTTAGACAGTGAACGTGAACTGCCAATTAAAGATGCAGTGAATGCTACAAAGAAAACAATTCAAGCAGACATAGAAGCAGGATTTGATTTGATTCACATCGATACCAGCAGATGTGAAGATCCTTATCCGGTAGCAGACGAATTATTCAACTTTTGTTTGGAACTAAACCCCAATATTAAATTTGAATTTGGCACAGAAGAAAATGTTGGAGTAAGGGCTGGGGTTAAGAAATACAAAGACGATGTTAGATTTGCCAGTCAATACCCAAACATGGAGTTTGTGGTGGCACAGACCGGCAGTTTGACCATGGAGGATAGACAGATAGGCAGTTTTGAACCTGGTTTGGTTAAAAAGTTGGTTGCATTTGCTGAACAGAGTAATGTAAAATTAAAAGAGCACAATGCCGATTACTTAACTGCCGAACAGATCCAAATGCGTCGAAACGCAGGAGTACACGCTTGTAACATTGCTCCACAGTTAGGTGTTATACAAACACAGGTAACACTGTCATTGGCTAAAGAACATAATGTTAACACACATGAATTTGAACGTACAGTATTGGAAAGTAATAAATGGCAAAAATGGATGATCGGTGATAACACAGAAACAAAAATACTGGTAGCAGGACATTATTGTTTTGGTTCAAACAGTTATGAAAGACTTTTTGAACAAACACAAAAACACTGCGACTTAGAAGCAGAAATCACGTTAGCAATTTATAATTGCTTAGACACTTACTATGAGAACTTATTATGATTGTATGGTTTAATTGCAAAATTAGTGACATTAGGCTTACGCCACAACCTAGATATCATTTACGTACAGACGATAGACTAGATGTAGCCAAATATAGTTTAGCCAGTTTCCGCCCGTTAGATGAAGTGACTTCTAAATGGATCTTTAACTTTGAACTGGCAGATGGTTGTGCTGGTAAAGAAAAGGAATTTGAAGATTGGATCCGAGAAAACTTTCCTGCAGATAAAACAGTTATAAACTGGTATCGGTGCAATCACTATGAGCAATGGCAGGAAATGGCAGATTTAGTTAATGCTGAGGACGATGAGTTAATTTTTCCAGCTGGGAACGAAGATCATATCTTTATGGATACTGATATCGAACTGTTCAAAGAAGGATTAGAACTTGTTAAAAATGATTCGGACCCAAATGCAGTTTTTTTTACAAGTCATTATCCAGAACTTGCAAGATGTAGTTTTTATTTTAACCCAGAAGGCATAACTGAAAATAAACATTTTACATGGTACGTTTTAGGTAGCAATGATGCACTGCGTGTTATGAAAAAAGGCCTTTTTAATGAATACGTACAAAAAATTAAGAATAATAAAAACATTTTTTACAGGACTGAAGATTGGAATCAACTCAGTTTGCCTGTTTGTAAAATATATTGTCCAACCAAAGAACAATTTAGGCACTATGATGGATACGCTCATGTTCGTATAGGTGCAGATATAGCTCCACCATTGGAAATTCCTGCAGGATTTTTTGATAAATCTATGACAATTAAATACGGTTTTGATCAGCGTGAAGAAGGCGCAGTAAACATTAACCCACAAATGGAAAGTTTCTTTGCAGAAGATGGCGCCGGCACAGACTATAAATTTAGTTTAGAGGATATTCCGTTATTTTGGAAAGAACACATTAAAGAGATTCAAATTAATCCAGACTCTGATTCAGAACAACTTATAGAAGCAAGAGATGCTCAATTACTTAAAATGAGTAGATGTGAAGCACATTGGGACTTTATGGGGATTGTTTTTGATAACAATAATTATCCACCAGCAGAAAGAGTAAACTGTTGGACCAAATCAATTGATTTCACAGACGAATAACAGTATAATACAGTCAAGGAGAACACATGTCAGACTACACCCGTACATTTAACGCAGAAGCCAAAATCAAACTTACACAACTAATCAACGAAGGCATGACTGTCATGCAAGAAATTGAAGATCTCAACGCAGGTTTGAATGATACTATCAAGGCAATCGCAGAAGAATTAGAAATTAAACCTGCAACACTTAAAAAAGCAGTAAAGATTGCACATAAATCTAAATTGGGTGAAACCAATCGCGACCACGACGAACTAAACACTATTTTGGAAACTGTAGGCAAAACACTTTGACCAAAGCATTTGGTGCTTGGTGGTCAGGCACGCAACAGTTTATCGCAAAGGATTGGAGTAGCCATCCTTTTCGTTTCTGTTTAGAGATGACTGCGTGGGCAATCAGTATAGGCTGTGCTATAACTTACGCTTATACTGTACCTAATATTCCATTTATACCTTTGTACTGTGCATTTATCACAGGCTGCGTTATAGGTGCATGGTGTGCTTATACTCGAGGTAGTTTTGGACTTTTTGGAAATTACACCCTGCTCGCAATCATTGACATGACCGGGCTAATTAAGTTATTATTAATGAAGTAAGATGTCATACGTAGACGCATTATTTGATAAACAACGTGACAGGATTCACGTAGTAGAACGTGTTAACGGCGAACGCCGCTATCAAGAGTTTGCGGCTGATTATACGTTTTACTATGACGATCCCAAGGGCAAGTATCGTACTATCTATGGCACGCCTGTAAGCAAGTTTACAACACGCAACGGCAAAGAGTTTCAAAAAGAAATGCGTATCCAAGGCAGCAAGCGTCTTTGGGAAAGCGACTTCAAGCCAGTGTTTAGATGCTTGGCCACAAACTTTCTTGGCGCAGAACCCCCAAAACTACAGACAGCATTTTTCGATATTGAGGTAGACTTTGATCCCGAACGTGGATTCAGTAAACCCGAGGATCCATTCAACGCTATCACTGCTATCAGTGTGTACTTGGATTGGATGGACAAGTTAGTTACACTGGCTATTCCGCCCAAGTCGATGAGTTGGGAAACCGCAGAAGAAATTTGTAATAGGCATAGTGACTGTTTCTTGTTTGACAGAGAAGAAGACTTATTAAACACATTCTTAGACTTAGTTGATGATGCTGACATCCTGTCAGGTTGGAACAGTGAAGGCTTCGACATTCCTTATACCGTGGGACGCATTACTCGTGTGCTCAGCAAAGACGATACACGCAGACTTTGTTTGTGGGGACAGTTTCCCAAACAACGTGAATTTGAACGCTTTGGTGCCACAAACATTACGTTTGACTTAATCGGCCGTGTACATATGGACTATATGCAACTGTATCGCAAGTATACCTATGAAGAACGCCATAGTTACAGTTTGGATGCCATCGGCGAATATGAACTAGAAGAACGTAAAACTGCCTATGAAGGCACACTGGATCAGTTGTACAATAAAGACTTTGACACATTTATTGAATACAACAGACAGGATACTCGACTGTTAGCAAAACTGGACAAGAAACTCCGCTTTCTAGACTTGGCTAACACCATTGCACATGACAACACAGTATTGTTGCAGACCACAATGGGCGCAGTAGCAACCACGGAGCAGGCAATTATCAATGAAGCACACAGCCAAGGACTGGTCGTACCTAACAGAAAGAACAGAGATGAGGGGGAAGAAACAACAGCGGCAGGTGCCTATGTTGCTTATCCCAAAACAGGCATCCACGAATACATCGGAGCCATTGACATCAACTCGCTCTATCCCTCGGCTATTAGAGCGCTCAACATGGGACCAGAAACCATCGTCGGACAGATCCGACCCGTAATGACTAAAAAGTTTATTCAAGACAAAATGACTGGAGGTACTAGTTTTGCTGGTGCTTGGGAAGGTCTGTTTGGCAGTCTTGAATATGAAGCAGTCATGAAAGGTGATCCCACAGTTGAACTTACAATTGATTGGGAACAGGATGGTACCAGTGATGTTGTCAGTGCCGCAGACGTTTGGCGCTTAATCTTTGACAGCAACAAGCCCTGGGTACTCAGTGCCAATGGCACTATCTTTACAATTGAACGCAAAGGTATTGTGCCTGGCTTGCTGGAACGTTGGTATGCTGAACGTAAACAGATGCAGGCCAAACTTAAAGACTGTATTGCAGAAGGTAACGAAGCAGACATTGAGTACTGGGACAAGCGACAGTTAGTTAAAAAGATTAACTTGAACAGTTTGTATGGTGCTATTTTGAATCCGGGTTGTAGGTTTTTCGACCACAGGATCGGACAGAGTACCACACTGTGTGGCAGGGTAATTGCCAAGCACATGGATGCATTTGTCAATGAAGCAATCACTGGCGAGTACGACCACGTAGGCAAAAGTGTTATCTATGGCGACACTGACTCTGTGTATTTCAGTGCTTGGCCAATAGTAAAAGAAGATGTTGAAGCAGGACGTATGCAGTGGAACAAAGACATTGCTATCCAAGTCTACGACAACATTGCTGACCAAGTAAATGAAAGTTTCCCAGCATTTATGGAACGTGCCTTTCACTGTCCAAGAGAGAACGGCAGCATTATCCGAGGCGGTAGAGAGATTGTGGCTAGTAAAGGTTTGTTTATTAAAAAGAAACGCTATGCCGCACTAATCTATGACAAAGAAGGCAAACGCAAAGATATCAAAGGCAACCCTGGTGAAGTAAAAGCCATGGGCCTGGACTTGAAGCGTTCGGATACTCCTAAGGTTGTACAAGACTTCTTAAGTGAAATCTTATTAAAGGTGTTAACAGGCAGCGGCAAAGAAGATATTATCGAACGTGTGCGTGAATTCAAGTATGAGTTTCAAGAACGTCCTCCATGGGAAAAAGGTACGCCCAAGCGTGTTAACAACCTGACCAAGTATACCGCAGAAGAAAAAAGATTAGGTAAAGCCAACATGCCCGGACACGTTCGTGCCGCAATGAACTGGAACAACTTATGTCGTATGCACAGTGACAAGTTTAGTATCCAAATTGTTGACGGTATGAAAGTGATTGTGTGCAAACTCAAAGATAATCCACTTAAATACACCAGTGTTGCTTATCCCACAGATGAAACACATATCCCGCAATGGTTCAAAGACTTGCCGTTTGACGACAGCACAATGGAGTCCACTATTGTAGACCAAAAAGTAGAAAACTTGTTGGGTGTGTTGGAATGGCAAATTGCTGAAAACACAGATATCAATACTACATTTGATACATTGTTTAGTTTCGAATAAAATCTAAATAAGAGATGAAGTTGTCTGAGTTAGTTGATTTAAAATTGCGGATGGAAGAATATTTTAACAACAAACTAACTACGACTCTAAATAACTTAATAAATGAATTTAAATTGTGGGAAGGTGTAGCACTAACTCACAACAGATTGATAGAATTACAAAACGAAATTAAAGAAATTGACCATTTAACATCTTTAAAATTTGAAAATTTTTTAAAAGATATAGAAGAAGAAATTGAAAATAAATCAAATGTCATGCTAACATTAGGGTATGAATTAGAAGGAAAAAAAGTTTTAGGTCCATCCCAAAGTGTTCACGAAGACAAACAATTTCGATCTATAAATGTGTCAGATAAATTTAAAGAACAACTAGGTAGTAAAATTAGAACTAAAACAGACTGGAGATATCCTTGTTTAGAGATTGGGCCTGGCGAAGGCACTTGGACAGATAACTTAGTGGGTTGCGATCCATTATATTTGGTAGACATACATCCAGAATATTTAGAAGCAACAAAATTAAAATATACCCGCCAATTTAGTAGAAGGATAAGATCATATTTAATCGGTAGTCGTAATGGACAGACAAGGGAAAAAATAAACGAATATAATTTATCAGCTTTACCCAAAAATCAAATTGGATTTATTTTTAGTTGGGCGGTATTTGATTTTCTATTCATAAACGAAATAGAAATTTATCTAAAAAGTTGTTTCGAAGTATTAAAGCCAGGTGGCAAAATGATTTTTAGTTTCAATGACTGTGATAAAGTTATAGGAGCACAGTTTGCTGAAAAAGGCGAACGATCGTGGGTAACTAAGAAAGCGCTCAACAAATTATTTTCAGAAATTGGATTCGGTTTAACCGAGTTTTACTGTGATGAAATTGAAAAACATAGTTGGGTAGAAATAGAAAAACCAGGAAGTATGGTTTCAATGAAAATTGGTCAGCCTAAGGTATCAATTCATAAAAGACAAGGATTTGAAAATCTTGACACAGGTCCCACAAAAGTATATAATAAGCAACAAGTAGCAAGATTAAAACAGTTAGCAATACAACTTGGAGTCGATACAGCAGAAAATATTATGTCTGGGATGTATGAACCTCATGTATTAGAGAAAAAAATAAACATTTTAAGGATGAACAAATGAAAGATCACTTACAAGATATAGTACAACACACACATGGTTTAGGTGTAATTGACCTAGTAAAAATTGTAGGCAGCGACAGTGAAACGGCATTAGAAGCACTAGCAGAAGACCGCAGTGTTATCGTTCAAGCCAAATTCAAAGGAGTAGTTGCAGACTTTATTGGCACGTTTGGTATGCCTAACTTGGGCAAACTAAACACTATTCTTAATATTCCAGAATATCGAGAAGACGCCAGCATTGCAGTCGCACGTCAAGACCGCAATGGTGAAAGTGTTCCAGTAGGTGTACACTTTGAAAACAAAGCAGGAGACTTTAAAAACGACTATCGTTTTATGGCTAGTGAAATCATTTCTGATAAACTTAAAACTGTTAAGTTTAAAGGTGTAAAGTGGAATGTAGACATTGTGCCCAGCGTGGCCAGTATTCAGCGTCTCAAGTTTCAGGCACAGGCCAACAGTGAAGAAACTACGTTTACTGCTCGTACAGAAGGCACGGACTTGAAGTTTTTCTTTGGTGACCATAGCAGTCACGCAGGTAACTTTGTGTTCCAAACTGATGTCAGCGGTACACTCAGTAAATCGTGGGCATGGCCTGTAGCAGTTGTAATCAGCATTTTAAACTTGCCCGGTGATAAGACATTTAAAATCAGTGATGAAGGTGCCGCAATGATTACAGTAGACAGTGGCATTGCCGAATATAACTATATTCTGCCAGCACAGACAAAATAATGAATTATGATACCTTAGTCACGCTGAAAGTTTTACAACAAGAAATCAGTGTGCTCAAGAATAAGATTATGCCAGAAGATAGTGGACACATTTATACTGCTATCAGCGTGATTAAGGATCGTATAAAAGAATTAGAATGTGAACTAACACCAGAAGAACAAACTTGGTACGCACTAAATGCCAACTAAAGACGATTTAACACAAAAACAAAAAGACTACGCAGTATTCTTACCTGCGCTCAGTAGTTTTTACAGCAGAGATGTTAGCAAACAACAGTTAGACCCTAACTACATTGATCCAGCACGAGTACCCCAAGACTTTGAAAATGGAGTAGAAGGCTTAAACTGGATGAACAAAAATGAAGGCTACTTTACCTATCATTGGAGTTTGTATTCAGCAGGACACGCAGACTTGAACTTGAACAAGATTGGTGGGCGTGATGACATGGTGCGTAATCGAAATCGTAAAAACGCATTTGTGTTGGGCGATAGCGGTGGCTTTCAGATTGGTAAAGGTGTCTGGGAAGGCAACTGGAAAGATCCTAACTGCCCACAGGCTGCTAAAAAACGTAAGCAAGTATTAGAGTGGATGGATGCTTACATGGATCGTGGCATGATCCTTGATATTCCTGCTTGGGTCGCTCGTAGTCCTGCAGGGCAACAGGCAACAGGCATTACCACATATGCAGAAGCAGTGGCGGGCACTAGCATCAACAACGAGTACTTTATGCAGAACCGCAATGGTAACTGTAAGTTCTTAAACGTACTGCAAGGCGAAACACACGCCGAAGCAGATGACTGGTACGAGCAAATGAAACATTACTGTGATCCCAAACAACACGCACAGCCGTTTGAAGGTTGGGCAATGGGTGGGCAGAATATGTGTGATGTACACCTTGCACTACGCCGTATTGTTGCGTTAAGGTTCGATGGATTATTGGAACCGGGACTGCACGATTGGATGCACTTTCTTGGCACAAGCAAATTAGAGTGGGCAACTCTACTTACAGACATTCAACGTGCAGTCCGAAAGTACCATAACGAAAACTTTACAATCAGTTTTGACTGTGCCAGTCCTTTCCTTGCCAGCGCCAACGGACAGATTTATTATGATGTTACCATAGAGGACCGCAGTAAGTGGAGTTACTTGATGCAACCCAGCATCGACGACAAAAAGTATGCAAAAGATTTTCGTCCTTTACGTGACACTATACTACAGGACGGGATATTTGAATCATTCTTGGAAAGTCCCATCAGTGAACGTCTCAAAGCCAAAGACGTTTGTATCTATGCGCCAGGCGACTTGAACAAACTGGGCAAAGAAGGACGTACAAGTTGGGACAGTTTCAGTTACACACTACAAATGGGACACAACGTATGGACTCACTTGTATGCTGTACAGGAAGCCAATCGTCAATATGACGCAGGCCTGTATCCCGAAATGTTAGTAGCAACTACCAGCAACAAAAAGGCTTTCAGGACTTATGACAGAAACTTCTTCCGTGACATTGTGGATGATATCTTTGCTACCAGTGACAGAAGCCGTGCTGAAGAACTGATTGAACACTACAACCGTTATTGGTTAAGCATTATCGGCACACGTGGTGCAGTTGGTAAGAAAACTGTAAACAGTAAAACACAGTTCTTTAACTTGTTTGAAACCGAAGAAGTGGAAGAACATCACAGAGATGACAGTGACTTGGATGAATCTAAACTCGAAGCACTGGAACAAGAATGATTTTTGAAAAAAACGACACGCAAACAAAGCAACGTGACCCTAATAGGTCACCAGTTATGCATGCAGAAATTGCACATCTGTTTCCTGTACCTTTGTACGTTAAAGAAAATGCTGTGGATTCTGCATTAACTGAATGTTTACAAAATCCAGACAATCGAGAACCTCATTTAATGATAGACAATTGGGGGCATGTCAGCAAAGACAACTATTATCTAAATCAAGAAAAGTGTCAGGCATTAAAATCCGCTCTCACTGCTTATGTAAATGACATGGCGAATAATGTGTTAGGGTTTGCTGGAGAGTTTGTAATTACACAAAGTTGGATTAGTACCAAAAAGCCTTATCAAAGTCATCAACTTCATACACATCCTAACAGTATTATTAGCGGTGTATTTTATTATGACAATCCAGAAGACGCTAGCCAAATTAGTTTTGTGAAGCCAAACTTTACTAGTTCTATATATAGTTTGAAACCGATTCGTAATGATGAGAACAATGTTTTCACTGCAGATGAAATGCATATTAACGTAAAGAATACTATGCTGCTTTTATTTCCTAGCTATTTACAGCACACTGTTTCGATGAACGAAAGCCAAGTAAATAGATATAGCCTAGCATTTAATACTATGCCCAGGTATCAGTTAGGATTACAGAACGACTTAACACAACTTAAAATGCCAAACTTTGAATAAGGAGACGACTATGTATGAAACCCGTATTAAACACCTTGAAGAAATGCACCGAGTATTAGATAGTAAAATTGAGGCGTTAGAAAAAACAGGTATATATGAAGATCATGCTCTTGCAAATATGAAAAAGCAAAAACTTCAAATTAAAGATGAACTAAGACGGCTCACCAGATTGCAATGGGAACATAATCACGAAACTGTAAACTTCGACGACTAATTATGGCACAACTATACAGAATCACACCCTTGGAAAAGAAAAGCATCGAATTTGTAATCGAATGTTATCAAAAATTAGAAGATGGAGATACCAGAGGTTTTACAGCAACATTTCTCTACCGTTGGGGACAGGGGTTTAGAGAACTAGACAATCCTGTAAGTAAGTGGGAAGCAACCAGTGACGATGGTGTAAGTTGTGATCCCACAATCGGTTGGGGAGCAGAACTAGATGACGGCATCAGTACATGGGTTGATTTCGACGGCGATTGGACTGATGCAGAACGAGAAGAAATTGAAGCCTACTGTGAAGGCGAACTAGAGGATGATGAAGGACGCTGTTGCGAAGCATGGTTGTTTGATGGAGATCACGAATACGAAATCGAAATGGACGAAATTGTAATTCATGGTCCCGTTAAAATTGACTTAGTAGACGAAGACAACTATAATACTGTAATCGAAGAAAACGTAGAACCTCAAGAATGAAAAGTTTAGTTATTGGCATGGGTATAGGCCAACTATACCTTGCTGTATTGAAAAACATTGGCTCAGAAGTAATCACCGTAGACACAAACGAAAATGCCGGAGCACATTTTGCCAGCGTGGACAGTGCATTAGAACGGCATCCATTTTTTGATACTGTACATATCTGCACTCCAAACTTTACACACTATGATTTGGCAGCAAAGGTAGCACCCTACACAAAAATTGTTTTTGTGGAAAAACCCGGTGTTGCTACCGCAGAACAATGGCTGTCATTGCTAACTACATTTCCTAAAACACGTTTCATGATGGTTAAAAACAATCAGTGGCGTGATGAGTTTGTGGACTACAAAAAGATTGCTGAAAGTGCGGACACTATCTTGTTTAAATGGATTAACCGGAACCGCGTACCCAAACCAGGTAGTTGGTTTACTGATAAGAAACTGGCATATGGTGGAGTTAGCAGAGACTTGTTACCTCACTTGCTAAGTTATTACACAGGATTCTTTTCGGACTTTGCCAAATCTGTACCCGAAGTAAAACTTGTAAAGCAACGTTGGACTATCGATGACTTGGCAGATAGTGACTATGGTGAAGTTGATCCTAATGGTCATTATAATGTAGACGATAGGGTGGAATTGGAAATGAAGCATAACGGCAAACTGTTGTTCTTTATTGCAGATTGGCGCAGCAATGATAAAGATGACATCGGACTAACATTTATTGCAGAAGGCGGCGCAAGATTTGAATTTGAACTAGGTCTCTGTCCAGAAAGTGCATACGAAATAATGATTCGTAGTGCCGTAGATAATCTAAATAACAGTGACTTCTGGCAACAACATATTAAACAGGATCTTTGGATTCACGAAGCAATAAGCAATGTCACAGCAAGTTAAAGTATTATCCACCGTAGGTCAAGGTGAGTTTGTAGAAACAGACTACACCTTACCTGAATTACAACCCGATGAAATTTTAGTCAAAGCCATAATGACCGGCGTGTGTCGCAGTGACATTGACATGATGCAGGGCACGTTTGGACCACTGCCATTAGACATGCAGGGACATGAAGGATTGGGAATTGTTGCTGCCAAAGGCACGCAAGTACATGACGTTATAGTAGGCGACTATGTGGCTACCAGAGGTGAACCTGCTTATGCTGATTTCTATCGCAGTAGATCCAATGAATATGTGTGGGTGCCAGAAGCACTACCTAAATATATTTTAGAACCAGTGGCCTGTGGAATCAATGTCATACATCAACCTTTGCGTGAAATTGCAGAACGCAGTGGACCAGGACGAAGGTTATTGTTGTTAGGCAGTGGATTTTTGGCTTGGGTGGCCTACCACACCATCCTACTTAATCATTTGGAATTTGACGTAGATGTTGTGGGTACTAGCAATCGTGCGCTTTGGCAAGATACACTCAAATCGTATCCGCAGGACTGCGAATACGATGTTGTCATTGATTTGAGTGGTCGATATGATGTGTTTACTGGCGTATACAACGCCAAAGAAAGTTTGTTGGTAGTGGGTGTACAAAATACTGTAACCACAGACTTTGGTAGTTTACTTTGGAAAGCCTGCACTATCATGTTTCCCAGTCCGAGAACAGATGGTTTCTATAGTGCAATGAAATCTGCCGAATATTGGATAACCAATGGCGATATTGTAGTTGACAGTTTTTGGACAAAAGGTTATAATAGATACACAGAATGGCAACAGGCATTTCTAGATGGAGCAAATCGTCCCGACGGTTACAGTCGAGGATACATTTATTGGGGTAAAAATGACAATTGATACAAGCGGTCGAAAACAAGTAGACTACTTTGTTGGTGTAGAAGTAGAAAATACTATCATGAAAGGTGAGCGTACACTGTTTGTAGTGGGCGTAAAACCTGTTGACGAAATTGTCGAGATCGCAGAACGTGAAGGCGTAAGACATTTATACTTTGGTACCAGCCAAAGTTTTCATCCTGCCAATCCTTATGAATGGGCACAGTGGGATGATATGATTAAGCCATTGTTGGTTAAAAACTATTGGGTCACACTGGACTTTGGTGTTGAGTATGCTCCAGAGATTCACGAAGAATCTTGGAATGAGTACAACACATTCATTCCTATGATCTCAGTTAAACTGCCTTACATTAAGCAGTATAACTATCACGCAACACTTAAGATTGATGACAACACTTGGGGTGACACTAACCCTGGTGTTTGGTGTCATCCTCTTAATGAATTACTTAAACGACGTGTCTACACAGACTGGAAAGACTATGTAGGCGACGAACCTATAGGTGCAAAATGAATCAAGAACAAAGAGAACAAGTTAATCGTATCATGGAACGAGCAGACCGTAAAGTCTGGGTAACGTTTCGCAAAGAAGGCATCCATCGCTACCCAGCGGCGGCAACAGATCCTGCATTAGCAACTGGAAACGAGTATGATGTTAGTTTTCTTGGCGTGCCACATCGACACATTTTCCACTTTCGTGTCTGGATCGACGTACTACACAATGATAGAGACATTGAATTCATACAGTTTAAACGCTGGTTGGAAAATCTCTACCGCGATGGTACTTTAGCATTAGACTACAAGAGTTGCGAAATGATGAGCGATGACTTGTACGTACAAATTAGCAGTCGTTATCCGGATCGTGCAGTATGGATTGAAGTATCAGAAGATGGCGAGAATGGCGCACTGATCCGTTATGAAACCACTCACCCTAACTTATCTGTCAAAATTTGATTAATATATTTTTTGCTCCAGGCACATTTGGTAGTACCATGGAATACATGCTCAGAAACTTTACTAAAGATTTTGAAAATGTAAAAGGTAATATTATGCTAGATGGTTCAATGCATTCATTTAAAAAAGAATGGCATGTTGCATCCTTGGATAAGACTGAGACTTATTCAGAAGAAATAGAAATTTCAACAGTGACCTATCCGTGGTATGGGAAATCATTAGACGAAATTTTTAATGTATGGCCTGGTGATCTAAAAAAATCAAAAAATGTTTGTATAAAAGTAAAAGACCTAGAGGCTGGAGAACTAAATTTATTATTCTTTTTTTATAAAATTGCGAAAAGTATTCTATCAGACTATTTTGCCGCCGACAAACATTTTGCACGATGGAACTCAAACTATACCAATCATAAAGATATGCAAAAATGGGAGAAGCGAGAATGGTATAGTTTATTTTATATAGGCTTGCTCAATGACTGGTTAAATGTAGAAAAACCGATAAATCAAATTGGTAATTTCTTACTAATTAATAATATAGATATTCTTAATAATTTAGACATTGAGTTTACAAAAATTGTCGATCATTGCGGCTTAACTGAAGATAAATCTATAGAGTATTTTGAATTTGTCACAAAATGGACTAAGGCACAACAATATATTTTAGAAGAATTTAAATTAATAGATAAAGTGGTATTATCTACAATAAATGGCTTAGATTTTGATTGGTCTCAAGATAGACTTTGTTTTACTTCAGAGTGTATAATACAAAAAAGATTACGCGATAATGGGTATGAAATAAAGTGCTACAATCTAAATGATTTTCCAACCAATAGTGAACAACTATATAACTTACTTGAAAAACAATAGGAGAAAGTAATGGCAGCAAAATGGCTTGAAAAATATCTTACTATGAAGCCAGAAGTCACAAAAATCTTTGATGACTTAGAACAGTATCGTGATTACTGCAAATTTAACTTTGTCAAGTTCGACGAGCGGGACTTGTACAAGAGTGATGCATATCGCAAATTTGATCGACAGCGTAATCGTCGAGAACGACAAAATGGCTAACGTATTTTTAGTTGACTTAGAATCGGTTGAAACACGTTACACTGGTCAATGGCAGTCACATATCCCAGAACTGTTAAAGAAAGCAGGTCATAATGTTCAAGTTTTATCTGGTCCTACGGACATTCCTAGTGCCACTACTCCTGGCGCCTTTCTTAATTTTGGTGGGACTAATATCTATAAGTCTAGTCAAGTCGAAGCAATGGGTAGACTATTTTGCAGTGGGGGAGTTGGGCGTGGTGACCATTTTCTTTTTACTGACGCTTGGCATCCAGGCATTATTAACCTAAAGTACATGAGTGAACTACTGGATATTCCAGTAAAGATTCACGCACTTTGGCACGCCGGTAGTTATGATCCAGCAGACTTTCTTGGAAGACTGATTGGTGATGCTCCTTGGGTACGCTATGCTGAAAAAAGTTTCTTTGAAGCCATAGACTACAACTATTTTGCCACAGACTTTCATATCAACATGTTTGCTGGTAACTTGTTAAATGCAAATCTTGGCACAATGTACAAGTATCAGGAGTCCAAAAAAGTAATTCGCACAGGTTGGCCCATGGAGTATATGGACCAGACACTGTCTCCATACAAAGGTATGACTAAGCGTGACTTAATTGTGTTTCCGCATCGTATCGCTCCAGAGAAACAGGTCGCCATATTCCGTGACTTAAAAGAACAACTACCTGAATATGAGTTTGTAGTCTGCCAAGATCAGGAACTTACCAAGAATGAATATCACAATATTTTAGGCGAAGCCAAAATTGTGTTCAGTGCCAGTTTGCAGGAAACCTTAGGTATAGGTGCATATGAAGGCGCTATTGTAGATGCTATTCCCATGGTGCCTGACAGGCTCAGTTACAGTGAAATGTATTATGAGGGATTCAAATATCCCACAGAGTGGACAGAAAATTTTAGCAAGTACATGATCTACAAAGACCATTTGGTTAATCATATTCGTGCCACTATGGAACACTATGAACGGCGTTTGCCAGAACTTAAAAATCAGACACAGGACCTGACTGACAACTTCTTCAGTGCAGGATCATTATTAAAAAATATAAACTAAATGTCTTTTGATACCGTTTTCGAATTTGAAAAAAGAATAGCAGAATATTTTGGATCTCCTTACGTTATCAGTACGGACTCCTGCACCCACGCTATTGAATTATGTTTGAGATACGAGAATCCCGAAACAGTATCTATTCCTCAGCACACTTATATTAGCATACCGTTCACTTTAATTAAATGCGGTATTGATTTTTCTTGGCAGGAAAATTATTGGCAGGATTATTATAATATTTCAAATACTAATATTATTGACGGTGCCGTTTATTGGAAAATTCAAGGTTATATTCCTGGAAGTTTATTATGTTTAAGTTTTCAGCACAAAAAACAACTTTCTTTGGGAAGAGGCGGCGCTATTTTATTAGATAATAAAGAAAAATATGAATCACTAAGCCGCATGCGATATGATGGAAGAGATCTAAGTCGTCCTTGGGCAGAACAAGATTTTACAGAAATAGGATATCACTATTATATGACGCCAGAAACTGCTCAACTTGGAATAGAAAAATTAAAGGATATTAATCCAAGCCAATCAAAAACTTGGTCGTGGCAGGATTATCCAGATTTAACTAAATTGACAGTTTTCAAAAAATGACTTTCAACTCCATTTTAAAGTTTGAACAGGAGTTAGCCGAATTCACAGGCGCTCCTTACGCAGTCATGACTGACTGCTGTACTCATGCCATTGAACTTTGTTTTAGGCTAAATCGTCCCGATGTACTCAAGTTTACTGCTTACACTTATCTTAGCATTCCAATGTTGATGCACAAATTGGCTATACAGTATGAATATATGGACGAGCAGTGGACCAGCGAATACAGATTTTATGGATCAAATGTTTGGGACTGTGCTCGACGACTTGAAAAAGACATGTATAGACCCGAGCGCATCCAGTGTTTGAGTTTTGGTTGGGACAAGCCTTTACAAATAGGCCGTGGTGGTGCTATACTATTAGACGACAAAAACAGTTATCAAAGGCTAATCGAAATGAGATACGATGGTAGAGACTTAACACAAGTGCCGTGGCAGGAGCAACGTGTGTTTAGAGTTGGTTATCATTATCGTCCCACAATTGAAGAAGCCGAGGCTGCATCCCAAGAACTTAAAAAAATTAAAATTACAACCCCCAAACCTAAATACAAACAGTATCCGGACTTAAGAACTATAGAGATTGTAAAATGAATAAGAATATATTAATTTCTGGATGTTCTTGGGCAACTGGTTGTGGTCTACCTGAAGAGAAAAACAATCCACGAAATTGGCCTACCCAACTAGTAAATGCAATTTGGCCTGGCGCAGATATGAACAATATTGCACAGAATGGAAATAATAACGACACAATATTCTTTATGACGGCAGAAGAACTACTAAAAAACAGATATGATTGTGTTATTGTAGAATGGTCAGAAACTGCACGATTAAATTACAATATAGGATTAGAATTATATCACACTTTGTCCAGGTGTGAATCTGACCATGACATAAATTTAGTAAATCACGAAACAGTCAAAGCAGACTGGTTGTATAAAAATATTAAACAAAATATAGTTAAAATTTCAAATGAGCATTGGTTTATTTTAAACATGGTAAGATATTTAAATATTTTAATACAATTACAAAAACCATATGGTGAGATATTTTTTGTAAACGGTGGCGGGTGCTGGCCGGATGGCTATTTTAATAGGTGCGATTCCTGGACCGATGCCGACTCATACACAAAAAATGACATCCTACAAATGGATTTTAGAGATGACGAAGAAATAGCACAACTCTATAGAAAAGTACATGATGACTATGAAAATGCAGGCGGAATCAATGAATACCGTTGGCTTAATCTATATAACTCATTGCATACGTCAAAAATAGATATAGCGTCTGACACCGATTTACATCCAGGAATATTATCACAAGATAAATTTGCTACAGAATTCATTTTAAAAATTAAAAATATTGGCAAACAAAATGTTTAAAAAAATTCAACTGTCAGATTTTAACTTTGATATCTTTTTGAATGCAGACTACACTCAACATACAGGAAGTTGTATAAACCACCAGGTGCATGAATTAACTGATATACACACAAAGTATGGTGGATTTCCTACCTCTTATTGTTTAGAAAATACTATGATTCATCAACTTTGGTGGACCAAGGAACAAATAGATTTTGAAGATTTAGGAAATAAATTAGGTATAGACGTTGTCACGGTATCTAGTATTTTGCAACCTCCAGGGTGTGTAGTGCCTTTGCATCGTGATACTTTTTATCAAATAAACAAAAAATATCCGGAACGTCAAGACCATAAAGTACGTGCAAATATTTTTTTAGAAAATTATAAAGTAGGTCATTTTGTACAGTATCTAGATGAAAATCAAAAAATTTATACAGTTGATAATTGGGATCGAGGGGATGGTTATATATGGGATAGTGAAATTTTACATTTAAGTTGTAATGCAGGTATGCAAGACAAGTACACACTTCAGGTTTCAGGATTTTTAAAACAAGATAATTGAGATTACAAAATGACAGAAAAAACACTAGCACAGGCCTTACGTGAAAGAATGCGATCAGACAACAAACGTTTCTTTGCAGGAGATAACATCAGCGATTACGTAACAGACTCTGATCGTGAACAGTTGATCGAAGAAGCAACAACTGCATTTGAATCTGTATTAGATGTATTGCTGATTGACAGGGAAAATGATCCCAACAGTCATGACACTGCTCGCAGACTGGCAAAAATGTACTTTAATGAAATTATGGCAGGACGTTATGAGCCCAAGCCAGATGCTACTGCATTTCCCAACGAATCCAATCATGAACTGGATGAACCCTATGATGGTATGTTGGTTGTACGCAGTGAACTAAAAAGTATGTGCAGTCACCATCACCAGCCAGTTAGTGGTGTTGCTTACATCGGCATTTTGGCTGCTAACAAATTGATTGGTTTGAGCAAGTATACACGTATTGCACAATGGTGTGCTCGACGTGGTACACTACAAGAAGAACTTGCTATGACCATTGCCAGAGAAATTATGTGTGCCACAGACAGCAAAGATGTTGGTGTTTACATTCAGGCTACACATGGATGTTGTGAAAACAGAGGCATTATGGCACATAGCAGTCTTACACAGACCACAGTGCTCAAAGGTGCCTTTAAACAAGATCCAGGTACTAAGAAAGAGTTTATGGACAATATTAAACTACAACAGGAGTTTGCGCCGCGATGATACTTAAATTACTGGAACGTTTAGGTCGTCGACGCATTGTAATGGATCGTGTCAACGATGAACCCTACTTAGAACGTTACTATCTTTTCTTAAAGGATAGGCAGCGTTTTCCTTTTAATGTATTCCTACATAAGTTTCTTAAGTCAGACCCAGATGATTTACACGATCATCCCTGGCCCTATGCTACGCTGATCCTAAAAGGTGGTTATTGGGAAACTACTCCAGAAGGACGTTTTTGGAGAAGTCCAGGACACTTTAGAATCTGTAAGGCCAACAGTCTACATAGAATCGAACTTGACCCCGAGGTTGAATGTTGGACTGTGTTTATGCCAGGCCCTAAACAGCGTGAATGGGGTTTTATCAAAAACGGTACTTGGACACAATGGGAACAATACTTAGCAGGTAGAGCAAAATGAAACAAGAAATTATCAAACACCGAGAATTCAAAAGCATGGTGCAAAGCATCGGGCGCAAACTAACCAAGGTCACTAGTACATGGCAACCAGACTACATTGTGGGTATTACTCGTGGTGGCCTGTATCCTGCACTGTTGCTCAGTCATTATTTAGACACGCCAATGCATGCACTTGGTGTAAGTCTACGTGACGAAAAAGAAAATGGTTGCGAAAGTAATCTATGGATGGCAGAAGATGCTTTCGCTGGCAAAAATATTCTTGTTGTAGATGACATCAATGACACTGGTGCTACCTTTAATTGGATAGTCGAAGATTGGCAGGCTGGATGCTTGCCCTATGACGAACGTTGGGCCATGGTATGGAACAACAACGTGCGTTTCTGTGCTATAGTAAATAATGCTGCCAGTGAGTTTCAATACAAAGTAGACTATACTGCTATGCCTATAGACAAAAGCAAAAACGACTGTTGGATTGTTTTCCCGTGGGAGAATCAGGGCGAATAATTAAAAAAGCAGGAGATAATTTACTTTAGATAATGCATTTACAGTATTTAGATAATAAAAATAAAACACAAATAGACTTTGTTTTAGTTACAGTACCATGGACTGACAGTTCTATGCCTTTAATGGCGCCAGCTGCTCTTAAACCTGTTATTGAGCAGGAAGGCTTATCTTGTTTAGCAATAGATTTGAATGCTGAAATCTTTGATTACACTAAGACTGCAAGTAATAAAGATAGTCTTATTCAATTTTTCTTTAATGGATACACAGATTCTGAAGCAGCAGCAACAGAACTAGAAGAGTTATTTGTAGAAATTGCAAATAGAATTTTATCATATAGACCTAAGTATGTAGGATTGAGTATCTTTAGTTACGTTTGCCAACATAGTGCAAAATGGATTGCATATTTTCTAAAGAAAATGGATCCTGACTTAATTGTGTTGGTTGGTGGTGCAGGTTGTTTGAATACATTCACCGGACCATCAGAATTTGTAGACGAACTTAAAAATCTAAATCTAATAGATTATCATATCAGAGGTGATGCAGAGCATTCGTTGGCAGAATTTCTTAGGAAGAATAAAACATTCCATGGTATAAATTCGCTAACTTGGAGTGAAATGAGCAATGATGAAATACGTTCATTGCCGATTCCCGACTACGATGATTATATTTTTGATTTTTACACACAAAAAACTATTCCTTTAGTCGGAAGTAGAGGATGTGTCAGACGATGTACCTTTTGTGATTATATTGCTAATTGGCATAAATTTACCTGGAGAGATGCTGACTCTATTTTCTCTGAGATGCTGTTTCAAAATAAAAAATATAAGGTTAACAAATTTAAATTTCAAGACAGTCTAACTAACGGCAGCATTTCTGAATTTAGAAAATTAACCAAACTATTAGCAACACATAACAAAGATAATCCAAACAATGAATTTCGTTGGTCTGGTTATTATATATTTAGAGATGTAAACAACACCAGCGATTCAGATTGGGAATTGATTTATAAAAGTGGCGCGGAAGTTCTTATGGTAGGCATTGAGAATCTTAATCAACATATTCGTTATGATATAGGAAAAAAATTTAGCAATGAATCTATAATATATCATTTAGAAAAAGCACAACAATATAAGATCAAAATTTCCATGCTTAACATTGTAGGATACGTAACAGAAACAAGGTCTGATATAGAATATATTAAACAATGGTTACGAGATAATACCAGATTTAAAGATAATATAGTTATACAGTGGGGCGGTACTTTAGGTATTTTTCCTAACACTTATTTGGAAAAAAATAAAGATAGACTAGGAATAAGTATGATAGGAAATGGTCCTCCGCTCTGGATTAACAAGCAAACCGGTAGTACACCCTCAATGAGGGCGTCTTGGGCAAAAGAATTAAATGATTTTAGCAAAAGATTAGGGTACTCAGTTCATAATAATATTGATAATCATTACCTATTAGAAATGCTTATGCAAAATGAACAAGTATAATGTAAAACTAAAACTAGAATTTGGTAGTATCAATGGAAAATTTATGAATGTAGAATATCAAATTAATTCTAGTAGGGTAAAAAAAGTTTTAGTTAGTGAAAATGAAGGATTACTCGATGATGAAATTTCTTTGCCTGGAAAGGTACGTTTATTTTTTTCCAATAAAGACAATGCTACAGATACTATAGTTAACGAAAGTAATGAAATAGTTGCTGATTTATACGTAAAAATATTAGGAATAACACTAGATAATTTTGATATTCCTCAAGTCTATATACAAAAAAACCTAAAGTTAGTTACAGAAAAAAATAATCAAATTAACACTAACTATATTGGCTTTAATGGAACTATGGAAATACCATTCGATCAAAATTCGGTATTTAAACAAATCAATTGGTTCAAAAAATGAGCAAATAAATATTCTATATGCGGCCTTTTTGGAATCATCCCGCTATACAAATTCTGCTTCCTATGCTATAATTTTTACATAGGGAACAACATGGCAAAATTTTATTCTACAAAAACTTACGGCAACGACAGAGGACTAAGTTGTTGCTTTAGGCAATGGCGTGCCACGCACAGTCATTGCAGTACACTACACGGTTATGCAATCGGTATCAAATTGGTATTCGAATGTGACACACTGGATGACAAAAACTGGTGCATGGACTTTGGCGGACTCAAAGAGTTCAAGGCCTGGGCAGACTATATGTTTGACCATACCTTAGTAGTTGCTCGAGATGATCCTCATCTAGCGTTTTTTAAACAGATGTCCAACATGGGTCTGCCATTAGACAGCGGCAGCGGCCAAGTACAGACTGTGAAACCGCATGAACGCGAAGCTGTTTGCGATTTGCGGATTGTAGAAGGTGTTGGCTGCGAAATGTTTGCAAAAATGTGCTACGATAAAATGGCCGAATTGATTGCCAGTGGCACCATGCGTTATCCAATCAATCCCACTGTGCGTATCAAAAGCGCAGAAGTATTTGAACACGCAGGCAACAGTGCTATCTACGAAGGGTAACTACTGTGACTAAACTTAAAATTTACGACATAGGTGGTGAAACAATCAAAGACAATGAAACTTATGTTTTAAAAGACAATAAAACTCTAAATAACTTAGTAATAAGTTCAACCGAACTACACGGCTTACAGAGCACCAGAGGACATCGCCACGAGGGACAGGAAGAAGTTTATTATTTTGTAAGTGGCACGGGAGAAATGGAGTTAGATAATGAAAAATTTCCAGTGCAGGGTGGCGATGTTGTGTTAATAAAGGATGGTGTGTTTCATAGAGTACACAATACCAGTAACACAAAACTTTATTTTGTCTGTGTTTTTGATGGAAAAAGGAATCATTAATAATGAAAAAATTACTATTAGCAATGTTGTTTGTGCCTGTCGTTGCACAGGCAGAAATTTTTGAAGCACGGGTTATTAGTGTCAAACCCATCTATGGGGTACGTGAAGTAAACATTCCCATGGAAGTCTGTGAGCAGGTACAGATAGAACGTCAGGGTACTAATACTGCCGGCACTGTGTTGGGTGCTATTGCAGGTGCTGCTATCGGCAATCAATTTGGTAAAGGTAGCGGCAAAGATGTAGCCACTGTGGTAGGTGGTGTTGTAGGTGCACAGATTGGTGGTCAAGGTGGCAGAACTGAAACTATAACGGAAAACCGTTGTAGGACTGTTAATAGAACATATCGCGAACAGGATAGACTGCAGGGATTTGATGTCAGTTACGAATTTATGAATCGCAGATATACAACCCGTATGAACAGTCATCCAGGGCAGACTGTCAGAATCAACGTATACCATACTGTAGCGGAATGACCGAACAAGAAGAAATATTGTGCATACTACAGGAAGAGTGTGCAGAAGTAAGCCAAGTTGTCTGTAAAATTAGACGTTTTGGCATTGACGAAATCAATTATCACTCAAACAAAAGCCAGCAAGAAACACTAGAAGATGAAATTGGCGATTTATTATGCTTGATTGATATTGCAATAGAGCGTAAAATGTTAAACTTAGATAGGCTACATCAAGCAAAAGCAAATAAAAGAGAAAAATTAAAAACTTGGAGTAATATCCAATTTACATTGAATCCGGAAGATTAACTATGTTTGGCACTAACGAAATTATTGGCAAAAAGTATTTTAAAGATGCACCTGAGCGCAGTCTATTTGTAACCAGTATGTTCTTTACACTACAAGGAGAAGGACCCTACGCTGGTATGCCTGCGTTGTTTATCCGTTTGACCAAGTGTAACTTGGATTGCAGTTTTTGCGACACTTTCTTTGATGACGGTGAATGGATGACGTTTGCAGAATTGGAACGCAAAGCACACGAAACTATTACAGGCTTTTGGCTAGACAAAGGCAAGTCGGTTCCAGAGTGGGCAGTACCTGCAGTTGACAACGGTGATCCAAGAGACAGCCAACAGTATCCTAACATTGTGTTGGTAATGACTGGTGGTGAACCTTTGCTACAGGAAAACATTACAGAATGGATGCAGGAACAGTTAGCAAATTACAAAGCAGTTCAGGTTGAAAGCAACGGTGTGCCAGAGACAGAAGTGCCCGAAGGCGTGACCCTAGTATGTAGTCCCAAGTGCATTGAAAAGAATGGGCGTGCTATCAAGTATCTTGCACCAAGTAAGACTATCTTAGAACGTGCAGACTGTTTGAAGTTTGTGGTCAGTGCAGACCCAGAGTCGCCATACAGCACAGTTCCAGACTGGGCCATTGAGTGGAAGGCAAACAATCCCAACAAAGAAGTCTACTGTAGTCCTATGAATATCTACAACAGTTTTCCACAACGGATTAAATTACTACGTGCGGAAAAAGGCACAATCACAATGGCAGAGCGTAGTACTGTTGATGAAGTTATTAGTTTCTGGGAACCTGGACTGCTTAACTTAGCAGACAATCAACGCAATCACGAATACGTGGGTCAGTTCTGTATTGAGAACGGATTTAAACTTAACTTACAACAACACTTGTACGCAAGTTTGGCATAATGATTAAAAGTTTTTGGAAAACATGGCAGTATGCTATTGGTTCGTTTGATGACGAAACTACTCGACCTTATGACACAAGAGTTGCTGTAATTAGAACCTTTTGGGTTGTGCTACACATCACAACCTGCGTATTCATTATAGTGGGCAACGGCAGAACGCTGGGCTTTTGGTGATGATGGGTACCAGTTACGTAGGCAACAAATTACGAGGTTTGTCAATCAATGGCGACTTTGGTCTACAACATGTACAAAATTGGCGTCTTCTGCGTACTTGGTTGCCACGTAAATGCTTTTTAAGTGACAAACAACTTTGGTTACGCAAGGCCTACGTGGGTTATCATATTATTACTGGACCTGGGGAACCTGTTATCAACTATTACTGGCTATCACCAGAAGAATTTGTTGTTTGGCAATTAAAGCAATGACAGTATCAGATACTGCGGTAATAGACTTTCCAAAAGCCAACTACGGTCAGTATAACTACAGATATCGAGCGTCAGAAAAAGCAATAGAAATAGTTCATTGGTTACAGGCGCAGGGACTAACTGCTAACACAGACTTTACTTGGTATTTTGACATCAGTACTGAACGGATATTGATTCATTTTGCTCGCGGTTTTGAGCAATATGTGAGTTATACTGCTCTTAAATACAATAATGATAGATAGTGTTCAAAGACGAGCCCATGTTAATCGATATACTGACTCATACACCGAAGTTGTGCGTCAGCAGGAATTACATAGAAAACATGTTCAAGAGCAAGAACAGTTAAAAGCACAAAGACTGCATGTAGAACATTTAGATAAGATAAGAGACCGTGAAACAGAAAAAGGTAGATACGTTGACGTCAAAGTCTAACAGCGCAAAGGGACGAACCAGTTTTGATGCCAATGTTGCGGGCGAACTAATACCGTTTTTTAATCGCAATGTGTCAGAGTATCCCACTGAGGCCGGTGCACCAAAGTTTGAATTAATCGATGTCAAACAGCAAAAAGACATCATGATTAATGTTGCACGTCAACATGCCGAACAAGAATACAATCGCATAATGGATTTGGTTGCAGTACTACAGCGACAGGCCCAAGACATACGACGGCGACTAGATATTACCGACATGGTACATGGTGCTAAATACAGTTTCAAGCCAGTGCATGGGCACACATATTGGTTAGCACACGACACAATGAAACAACAAGTAATATTGGCAATGCATGGTCCAAATGACTGGACTGTGGGCGCACCCAGCTGGTATGAATATATAGCCAAGGTTAAATTCTTAGGTGACTACACTTGGCAAGAAGTTGAAGAGGACAACAATGGGACTGTTTGATAGATTTCGTAAACCTGAGCCTGTAAAGGCACAGCCAGAGCCTAAACAGAAAAAGAAGTCAAAAAAGGACTTAGCCACAGAACGGGGCGAGCCTTATGTGGAAATTATCAGTGTGGACATTGATCCAGACAATATAGGACAGGGTGCGTTTGAATTAGAATGGAATGACATTTTCCTTGCCAAACTTGTACGTGCAGGTTATGAAGGACGTACCGATGAGGACATTGTGGATCGCTGGTTTCAAGATGTTTGCCGTAATGTAGTTCTTGAAACTTATGAGCAGTACGAAGCAAATAATCCTAGGCCTGTCAATGGTGTACAGAAAAAAGACATAGGCGGCGGCAGAACTGAGGTAAGTTAATGCCTAGTGTGTTTGAAAAAAAATTCCAAATGGAATTTAATATTCCTCAAAAAAGTTGTAACACTGTTCAAGAGTATCTAGAAAAAAATGTAGGTCCTAGAACCTATCACTTACACAGTCAAATTGGTGGTAAAAACTGGGCTATAAAAAATAAATTTAGCCTAAATGTTGTTGTTTGTGTTGAAGATCCCGAACTGGCAACATTTATTACGTTAAAATACACATGATACTGTACGTAAACGGCAAGGCGGTAGAACCGAAGTTTCATAATTTATCAAAATACATTGACACATAATGGATAATATGCTATTATTATCCTTATGCGATATCTAATAGTTGACACTGCTAATACATTTTTCCGTGCCCGGCATGCGGCACATAGACAGGCTGATACTTGGGACCGACTGGGTTTTGCCATACACGTTACACTGGGTAGCGTTAACAAAGCCTGGCGAGATCAAAAGGCCAATCACGTAGTTTTTTGTTTAGAAGGGCGTAGTTGGCGCAAAGACTACTACGAACCTTACAAAAAGAACCGTCAGGTTGCTCGTGCTGCCTTAACTGAAGCAGAACAAGAAGAAGATAAACTGTTTTGGGAAACTTTTGACACACTGCAACAGTTCTTGCGTGAACAGACTAACTGTACCGTTCTGCAACACCCTGAACTTGAAGCAGATGATTTGATTGCAGGCTGGATACAAAATCACCCCAATGATGAGCACATTATTGTGTCCTCAGATTCGGACTTTCATCAACTGCTAAATACTAATGTCAAACAATACAATGGCATAGCAGACGAATTGCATACCATAGAGGGAATATTCGATAAACGGGGCAAACTTGTAATAGACAAGAAGACCAAAGAACCTAAAAAAATTCCAGACCCAAGTTGGATCTTATTTGAAAAATGTATGCGCGGTGATCCCACAGATAACATATTCAGTGCCTATCCAGGTGTACGCACCAAAGGTAGCAGGAATAAGGTTGGCTTACAGGAAGCATACGAAGATAGAAGTCACAAAGGCTTTAACTGGAATAACCTAATGCTACAACGTTGGGTTGATCATAATGGTGATGAACATCGTGTATTAGATGACTATGAGCGTAATCGTGTGTTGGTAGACTTAACTGCACAACCGGATGCAGTAAAAGTAAAAATTAATGAAACAATTAAAACAATGGCTGTACCAAAAACTGTAAGTATGGTAGGTGCTAAGTTTCTTAAGTTTTGTGGCAAGTACGAACTTAACAGGTTAAGCGAACATGCTACCAGTTTCAGCGACTTTTTAAGTGCGGAGTATCAATGACATTTAGACAATGGCTTCACGAGATGTGGTTAGAAAACTGCGAAGAGCGTGGTGCTTGGCACATGGACACACATACAGTTCAACAATATTTTCAACAGTACAAATGGTGGTTACGTAGAGAGTATAGATATCAACAAGGACAACAACAATGACAGTGTTTGCAAAACCAGTATTAAAAAATAAATTTTGGATAGTAGAAAACCAAGGCGAAAAAGTTGCCACTATTCAAATGGTGGACGATGGTAGTGTAGTTTATGTAAGTTCGACAGAACGTAAGAAGTACGCCAGCATTAAACTATTGAGTAAAGATTACAACATCGTATTTGACAAAGAAAATAAAAAATCCAAAGACGTAAAAACAGAACATGAACTATACGGGTATCCTGTTAACGGTAAACCGTGGAATAGTTTGTACGATATAAAACATCAATTTCCAATTTATACCAAGACCAGCAAAAGTAAAAGTTACTATTGTGCAGGTCATTATATTATTAAATTTAATAATGGCTGGGTCAAAAGTTTTTGTCCTAAGTTTATTACACTTAATAGGTATGAGTATCAAGGACCTTTTAAAACAAAACTGGAAATGCAGGAACAGTTAAGGTTAGCAAATGGAAAGTAACTTGCCATTACACATTAAAAAGTTTAACGACAAAGTTAAACTGATGAACCAAACTAACAAACAAAATTTAACATTGAATGCCAATGAAGCACGTAGTTTGCATAATGAAATTTACGAACTACTTGCTTATTGCACCAAACTAAGCAAAACTGTAATGGATAGTGGAGAAACTAGTACCAATGTGCGTATGGACGGTGGCAATTGGTAAAAACTACGCACATTTAAAGATAAATAATATACTAGAGAACTTCAATGAGTAGACCCAAACCTAATGTACTAATCGAGTATGTCAACAAACAAAACTATAAAACTGAGCAAGTACTCAGTAGTGAAGGTATTTGGGCTGTGTTTTACGAAAACAAACCTATTAATTTAAAGTCCGGTAACATGCTGGTCAGTTATCCAGGTCCTAAGTATAAAAAGACTTCTTTTAGTAATCCCGGACACGCAATCAACTTGGCTAAAAAATTGAACACGCTTTTTAAAACTGACCAATTCACTGTGGTGCTTTTAAAAAGTGGTGACCAAATCTTCCCCTAAAAGGTATACACAAAGACAGTTAACCGAAGTGTTTCTAGCTTCGTCGAATATACCTGTTCAACAACTAAGCACATGGCAACGCCGTATCTGGTTTAATCCTGTAGATAATGAAAGTCTCAGATTAAACTTAGTAGGTTATCAATTTTTAATGGACAATGTTAAACTAAAAGGTTACGAGTATAAATTAAAATCGCCGTTGTCCAGTAAAAACCTCATTCAACTTGAACGATACTTTCAAGGTCCTTACTACTTGTTTCAAAATAAAAAAATAATTGTGTTTGACGAAACAGAAGCAAGTATGTTATCATTAATGGACGGCGATCTAAGAAGTTATTTGGAAAACTTAGAAATCAATACATGAAAAAAATTATTACCAGTTTACTGTTTTGTAGCATTGGTGCCTATTTTAGCATCGGCGCAGCTATATTTTACAAAATTGGCTCGTTGTCTAAAATGGGCCCAGGATTTTTTCCGTTGGCTTTGGGATTATTTTTAATATTATTAGGGGTACTTAACGGAGTCAAGAAATGATAGACAATCTTTTGCTCGGATTTCAAACAGTATTTGAAATTAATAATTTATTGTTTCTAATTGCAGGTTGTTTGTTAGGCACTGCTATTGGTATTCTACCGGGTATCGGTACTGTAATTTGTTTAAGTATTCTTTTACCCTTTACCTACGGTTTTGATCCTATTACTAGTATTATTCTTATGGCAGGAATCTACTATGGAGCACAATATGGAGGATCCAATACTAGTATCTTGCTTAATGTGCCAGGAGAACCCAGTACAGTAATGACTTGTATAGATGGGTATCCAATGGCACAACAAGGCAGGGCCAGCGAAGCAATTATCTCAGCAGGCATAGGCAGTTTTGTTGCTGGTATCTTTGCAGTATTTGCCATTGCCTTTGCCGCTCCAGCACTAAGTGACATTGCTTTTGAGTTCGGACCAACAGAGTTTGCCAGTTTAATGTTATTGGGTATAATAAGCATTAGTGTAATTACTAGTGAAAACCTTGTGACAGGTTTGGGCATGGCCTGTATTGGCATGCTATTAGGAACTGTTGGCACAGACATAAATTCTGCCACAGAAAGATTCACACTTAATCAACTTGAACTAGTAGATGGCATTACTGTTGGAGCGTTAGTTATTGGTGTGTTAGGATTGCCGGCCTTAGTAACGCATTTATTAGACAAAAACTTAGAAAATAAACCCATGGAGTTTAAACTCAGATTTAGTTTCCAGGATTTAAAACGAGTTATCCCTAGTATACTAAGAGGTACAGGAGTAGGAACAGTAATGGGTGTGATTCCGGGTGGTGGTGCAGTTATGAGTGCTTTCGCCGCTTATGTAGTAGAGAAAAAAGTAAGTAAAAACAAACAAGATTTTGGAAAGGGCGCAATAGAAGGAGTTGCGGCCCCGGAAAGTGCCAATAATGCTGCTAGTCAAACAAGCCTAATTCCATTGCTGACTTTGGGAATTCCTGAAAATCCAGTTATGGCGTTGATACTGTCTTCGCTGATTATAAATGGCGTCCAACCTGGTCCCGGGACCGTTACAGAGTATCCTGAATTATTTTGGGGATTACTAGCAAGTATGCTTCTAGGCAATATGTTTTTGTTATTTCTAAACATACCATTTGTAAAAATGTGGATGAAGATTATAAGTTATCCAAAATCTATTTTATATCCTTTATTAATTTCCATAGCATTAGTTGGAGTCTATTTTATCAAAGAGAGTTGGTTTGATGTAGGCACTGCTATATTTTTTACTTTGTTGGGTATTGTTTTTATATTCTGTAAGTTAGAGTCAGCGCCTTTAATCTTTGGATATATTATAGGACCTTTATTTGAAGAAAACCTAAGGCGAACACTAACGATTTCAGATGGCAGTTTTATGAAATTTTTAGAAAGCAATATAAGTTTGTTCTTTTTGTCAATTAGTGTAATCTTTATACTTTGGAGTTTTGTCAGAAAATTTAATTACTTACATCGACAGTTGACTAAATAATTCTAGCAACGCCACAATGATGTGACGTCGGAACAATCAATCGACGCTTAGAGTAGCAAAACTCTTTTACTGTTGTGTTACAACAGAACGCCGTCCGTAAGCGAATTCTCGCAAGCATTAAACCAAAACTATTGACAATGTTTTATACAAAAAAGTATAATTTGTCTATGACTTTATTACGGAGAAATTAATGAAATTTAAATCAATCTTATTAACAGGTGCGCTAACACTTGGCACTATTAATTTTTCTTACGCACAACAACTTGAAGCCTTCCTCACACACGGTGGTGGACTTCTAGATCGAATCTGTCGAAAAATGTTTAGTGAGTATGAACAAAAATTCAACGAAACAGTTAAAATCAATGTTAAAACCGGTGCTGATGGAATTTTGGCTGCTAGGGAAATGAGCAATAACTCTAGTAAAACTAAAGTTCTTTGCCATGGTAGTAGTGTATGGGTACAAAACCGTTTTGTACACAAAGACAAAGATATCGGTGTAAGCGACAAATCAATTCTTGTTAAGTACAGCGATGAACCAACACTATGGTATGTACCCAACAGTGTTAAAGGAGTTAATTCCTGGGATACACTGATGTCTTACCTAAGGAGTTTTGACCGGCCAATTAAAGTAGGCGGCTTTACTGGTGTACACCGTGCCCAAATTGCATGGTTGGCAAAAGAATACAATTTGAACTTAGTTGTTGTTCCTTTCAAGAAAGGCCCAGAAATTTTGCCAGCACTTTCAAAAGGTGATTTGGACTTGGCGCTAGATCCAGGCGTAGGTTACAAAGCAGCCAAAGCAGGCAAATTTCAAATTGTAGGCTACAACATGATCAAGCAAAACAGCATTCTTAAAGATAAGCCAAACTTTGATTCAGTTAATCAAAATATGAAAACATTTGGTCTATGGCTAGGACTTACTGTGAATGCAGATATGGATCCTGCTTACAAAGCCAAACTAGCAGATCGTATGAAATCTATTATTACCACTGATAGTTTCAAAGAATTTGCAGAGGTTGCTTTTGCTCCTGTAGATTGGACTCCAGGTGCAGATGCAGAAGTGTTTATTAACAAGCAAATCAAAGATACCGAAAAACTATTGAAGTAAAGAGGTAAAACATGCTTTATTCTCCTTCCTCAATGAGACTAGGCTACTATCAAGTCGGCGACAAAATTCATTTGAATAAGGTTGCTGCCTTAATAGATGGTACAGAAAGAAACATACACCCTGAATGGGTCTTCAACAATGATGTTTTCGATAAATTTTCTTGGTCTGAAGAGCCAGAGGAGAGTCTCAGTGAATTGTATTCGCAAAGAGCAAAGGAGATAAGGCAAACTTACGATTATGTAATACTTGCTTTTAGTGGTGGTTCTGACAGTCACAATATACTAAATGCATTTATAAAAAATAATCTGAAAATCGACGAAATCGTAGTCTCATGGGCAGTAAAACTTTCAGAAGTACGAGGTACTGATCCATGGGACTATAAAGATGTCAATCAATTGTCTGAATGGGAATTAACTGTAAAACCCAAACTACAGTGGATGAGACAAAATCATCCCGAAACTAAAATTACTGTTTATGATTGGACTGATGGATACAGCAATTATAAAATAGATGATGATTTTAGTTTGCATAGAGGAACAAACCTAGCGTATTTTGCTGACAAAAGATGGAGTATAGATAATATATCTTCAATCGAAAAACGTATCAGTACAATGCAAAATAGTATTATCATCTGGGGTATATGTAAACCAAGAGTATGTTTACAGGACAATACTTACAAATTGTATTTCTTAGATCAAGTTGGTTTTGCAACAACTTCGGAACTTAACAATGAAAGAACAGAATATTTTTATTGGCATCCCAGTAGTGCAAGAATGATTGCAAAGCAGTGCCATTTAATTGTAAGGTTTTTTGAAGAAAATCCAATGTTCAAACAATTTATACGGTGGCCGCAAACACCAAGAGCCAGGGAGTTCTACGAAAATTGTATTAGAGCAATAATTTATCCAGAAGTAGATCTTAACTTTTTCCAAGGATCTAAATGGAGCAATTTTAATTTTGCGTGGGATCTAGCGCTCATGGATCTTGATCCAGCAATGAATGACAAACTTAATTATCATTTCTTTGAAACAATGCAAGGGTTGCATTCTGTAATTGAAAACAAATATTTTCAAACAGTAGCAGAAGGGGAAAAACTGACAGGATTTATCGCAGGAATGTACCCTATCGCAAAAGAATCAATAACATCCTAAAAAAATAATACTTTAGTAGTACTTGCAGAATATTCCGTTTTTTGCTACAATTATGGCATCAGTTAAGAAAAGGAGTAATAAATGCAAAGCACAGAAATTCGAGAGTATCGGGGTAAATTTTACGATGGTCGTCACGGTGGCCCATTCGACCGTGGTAGCGCCGATAGTTGGTACAGCCGTCCACGTCGCCCACACTTTTTCACAGATGCCACTTATCAAAGTGACGAGATCGAAGAGCGTTTTATGACCAAGGATCAGATAGCCGAATACAATGCGGGCTATGACTGGAACGAAGACTTGGGCGGCAAGAAAGAATGGTAGTACTAAAGTATTACTACTAAAGTAGTACTTGCTCGAAATTCGTCATTTTGCTATAATATAGGCATAGTGTAAGAAAAGGAGTTTGAAATGCGTACACCTACTTTTATCGGCGGCTTCAAAAACAGCCAACGTATTCGTGTTATTGTCGATGGTGTTGGTTTTTACACCACGGTAGCTGGCACTGCCGATATCTGCACTGACATGCATGCGACAGCAACCCAGATGGCTCTTATGAATTTGGCACAAGAACGTCGTCATGCAAAACGTCGGGGCGACAAAGAAATGCCTGTTGGTTTTGGCTTTAATTATAACGGCGTGGATGGTAGCATTACGCCTGTTCAAGTTGACTTGGTTTAAGGAGAACTAAAATGGTTTCAATTAACGACATCAATCACTCTATCATTGCTGGTAACTTTACCAACGAGCAGTTGAACAGTATTTCGATGGCTATTAAATTTGCTCGTAATCAGTTGGTAAAAGAGAATCGTGGAAGCCTGGTTATAGGCACCAAGGTTAAGTTCACTAGCGGCCGCAATGGTCAGACTTATGTTGGTGATGTCACCAAGATTGCTCGTAAGTATGTCACTGTTCGTAGTCCAGGCTATGGCCTATGGCGTGTTCCTGCCAATATGTTGGAGGCTGTATAATGGGGTTGGATCAATATGCTTACTGCCGTGCTAAGAAAAAAGGCAGTTATGGTGACAGTCGTGAAATTGCCTACTGGCGTAAACACCCCAACCTTCAGGGTTGGATGGAACAACTCTGGATCAAACGAAATCCTGACTATAATCCAGAAGGCAATAATATGTTCAACGGCGTTGAGTTGGAACTTACCTGGGAGGATCTCGCTGAACTTGAACGAGCAGTGATCCATGACCAACTACCGCAAACTAAAGGCTTCTTTTTTGGCGAGGACAGTGACGATTACTATAAGCAATCAGTATTAGAGTTCGTCCGAAATGCCCGGGCAGAAATCTTCCTGGGTTTGAAGGTTTTTTACAATAGTTCTTGGTAGTGTTGTAAAAAAACTACAGACAATAATTCCGAAAAGTCATATAATATAGATATGTTGAAAGGAGTATTTTATGACCGTAAGTGAACACCGTACCGTAACGACCCAGCAGGCGTCACGGCTCATCTCTAAGTGCTTCCAGAAGAAGCGCCCTGTATTCCTATGGGGTCCTCCAGGAATTGGCAAAAGTGAAGTGGTTGCCAGTATCGCCGAAGAGCAAAATGGTCTGATGATTGACCTGCGTTTGGCGCAAATGGAGCCCACCGACCTGCGTGGTATCCCTTACTACAATAAAGACAGTGGTTTGATGGATTGGGCACCGCCCATCGACTTGCCCGACGAAGAGTTGGCCAGTCAGTATCCTGTGGTTGTTTTGTTCTTGGACGAGATGAACTCAGCGGCTCCCAGCATTCAGGCTGCGGCTTATCAGTTGATTCTTAACCGCCGCATTGGCAAGTATAAACTGCCTGACAATGTGGTAGTGATTGCGGCTGGTAACCGTGAATCGGACAAGGGTGTTACTTATCGTATGCCTGCTCCGTTGGCTAACCGCTTCCTGCACTTGGAGATGCGAGTAGATCACCAAGCATGGGAGACGTGGGCTACCATTAACCGCATCCACAAAGACGTGGTCGGTTACATTGGCTTTGCCAAGCAGGACCTTTACGACTTTGATCCGCGTAGTAGCAGTCGTAGTTTTGCTACACCTCGCTCGTGGACCTTTGTTAGCGAAATCCTTGAAGACGAGGACGTTGGTGAAGCAGATCTCACTGACTTGGTAACAGGTGCAGTTGGTGAGGGTGTGGCTGTTAAGTTTATGGCTCACCGCAAGATTGCTGGACAGTTACCCAAGCCTGAAGATGTATTGGCTGGTAAGGTCAAAGAACTCAAAGTAAAAGAAGTCAGCGCCATGTACAGTTTGGTAGTCAGTATGTGCTACGAACTTAAGGATGCCGCAGACAAGATTGGTGGCAAGCCTAATGCAGAATGGCATGAGATGGCAGATAACTTCTTCCGTTATATGATGGACAATTTCACAACGGAGTTGACTGTTATGGGTGCTCGTACTGCTCTTACCACTTACAACCTGCCGTTTGTTCCTGGCAAACTCAAGAATTTCGATGAGTTCCACAAGCGGTTTGGTAAGTACATTGTAGCCGCAAGCGCCGGCAATCGATAGTTTATGGAGGCATTGGTCTTACTCCTTTCTTTACCATGTAAGTCCTCCCCTTTTAATACTTTAGTATTAATAGACAATAATTCAGAAAGATTGTATAATACACTATAACAAGGAGCAGAAATGTCAAAAGATACTACAACCAATCCCAAGTCCGGCATCAGCGGCAGGCTAACCGAAACGACAGATCCCGCATTGGATCGTGCGGTGCGTGAAAAGTTGACTACTGCTCGAATTGGCTTGTTGCTTCGTGCTCCGTTTTTTGGTAACTTGGCTACTCGACTGGAATTGGTTAATGCTGATTCATGGTGTGGCACTGCCGCAACCAATGGCAGGAAATTTTACTACAATACCGAATTCGTAAACAAACTCAAACCCAAAGAACTTGAATTCTTGTTTGGGCATGAAGTGTTACATAATGTCTACGACCATATGGGTCGTTGCGGTCCGGATCGTGACCCTATGCTTTTTAATTGCGCCGCAGACTTTTGCGTAAACGCAGACTTGGTTGAACAACGGATTGGCGACAAGATTACTCCTTGCCTGCATGATACAAAGTATCAAGGTTGGAGTGCTGAAGAAGTCTACGACGATTTGTATGAGAAGGCTGAGAAGATTGACATCAGCGATCTCATTGACAAAATGATTGACGAGCACCTCGACGAGCAGGAAGGTTCGGGTGATCAGGACGATGACAAGGACGGAGACAAAGAAGGCAACGGCAAAGGTCGTCCTAAAATGTCAGATGAGGAACGCCGTCAAATTCGTGACGAAGTTCGCGAAGCAGTACTACAGGCTGCTCAGGCTACAGGTGCAGGTAACTTGCCCTCAGGTGTTAAGCGTCTTATTAAGGACTTGACGCAACCTGTGGTTGACTGGCGTGAACTGCTTCAGCAACAGATCCAAAGTATTGTCAAAGATGACTTTAGTTGGATGCGTCCCAGCCGACGTGGTTGGGCAATGGATGCAGTTATGCCCGGTATGATTCCTGGTGACCAAATTGAAGCGCACATCGCATTGGACATGTCGGGCAGTATTGGTGACGAAGACATCAAGGCTTTCCTGGGCGAAGTCAAAGGCATTATGGAAGCCTATGATGAATACAAAATTCATATCTGGTCATTTGATACAGAAGTGTACAATCATCAAGAGTTTAGCAGTGACAATCTCGACAGCATCTTGGAATATGAACCCCAAGGCGGTGGTGGTACTGACTACGACTGTAACTGGACTTACATGAAAGAAAATGATATTCAACCTAAGAAGTTTATCATGTTTACTGATGGTTATCCATATGGTTCGTGGGGTGACCCCGACTACTGTGATACTGTATTCATTATCAAAGGCAACACTGAGTGCGAGCCGCCCTTTGGTGTTTGGGCTCACTATGAAAAGGCAAAAGAACTGGCAGGTGCATAATGGAACTAGTAACGTTTTTTATTCCGGTCATAATGGCCTGTGCTAGTAATCAGGTCTCCAGTTGTGAAATGGTACAGTACGAAGGTTATTATGAAAGTGAACAACAGTGCCAGAAAAAACTTCGTGACACACTATGGCCCAGGCTTAAACCAGGACAACAGTTTAACACCATGTGTGTAACATTAGAAGTAAATCGTGTGAAGAAAAGTGACTTGAATAAAAATCTTTAAATATCAATATGAGCAAATCAGAAGATAAACTAAAGCATAGTAAACGTTTACAAAAAGAAGAAAACGCAATTCACAAACAACAAAAAATTGCTAAGTCGCACGGAATGCCTGATCACCAATATGAGGGACATCGCTTTGCCAAGCACCATGCACTGAACTGCGGTGATCCCAAATGCACCCTATGTGCTAATCCAAGAAAATTTGGCGAACTGACAGCACAAGAACAAAGATTATTTCAAGATGTGGATCAGACACGTGACTTTCACAGCAATGGTTTGCCTCCCACAGATGAGTTAGACGATGCTTAAACACGGTGAAGTCAATCCACTTAATGTTCATAACTTACGTAAGTGGGACGAATGCCCTCCGCATTTTGAAAAAGTATTTTTCGAATCTCGTACTTACGATAGAGACATTCTAAACTGGATATATGAAAATTTAGAAGGTCGTTTCTATTTAGGTGAGCACATTACTACTGATTCAGGATCTTTGGTTAGTCGCAAGTGTGCGGCCTTTGAACGTCACAGTGAAGCCAGTTATTTTACACTAATGCTAGATACTTTTAACAAAAACCAGTTTTAAAAAAATTTCTCCGTTGTCTGTAAGGGTTAAATATCTTTACAAACACGGAGATTTTTGTGGCAGAAGAAGACCAAAAACAAACAACCCCTTTACAAGTTCAAGACCTAGTTGTTGCACTAGAAGCAATTCAACTAGCATCTAATCGTGGTGCTTACAGAGTAGAAGAATTTACTGCTATTGGTCAAGCATACACAAACTTATACAATTTTTTAGTGGCTAGTGGAGTAGTAACTCCTCAACAGCCAGAGCAACCCGCTCCCGAAGAAAATCAATAAAGGATATTTTTATGATTAAGCACGTCGGTAAACATAACAGCCGCAAAGTTGTTATTCTATATAGAAAAGTACCAGAAGAGGATCATATGTGTCTAGTCACATATCCAGATGCATTACCTGTACATATTCATGATGACATCATGCAAGCACTGGAATCTGATTCAGGACAACAAGCAAAAGAGTTCAGTGATTACTTATTTAGGTATACTTTGCGAGACGGCAACAATGCATTACAAACATTGCACTCCGAAGCAATGATCAAAAAAGTTCCTACCAATCAAGTTATTGTTACTCCAACTGCAACATCAAATGTTAGACTAGATGAACTAAATGCTATCCTTGACAAAATGGCTCTTGGCGAAGAAGCCATTAAAGAAATGGCTGACTTAGATGCCAATGCAGGAATGGTAACTCGAAGGAGAACCAATGAAGGCCAGGACGTGGGCGAACTACGTGCTCCTCCTGGAAGTGCTCAACCTGCACAAGTACAAGGAACCGCAAATGCCACAGACTTCTTAAGCGATGATCAAATTGCTACGCAACGTAGAGCACAGGCAATGAAGATGGCCGCAGAAGCAAAACAATTACTTGCAGAGTCTGAGCGTTTAATGGCAGAGGCTGCTAATCTTTCCGGTGAGACAAAGAATGCCCCAAGGAAAAAAGCCAAAGCCAAAACGGCTTAACTTAAACAATAAAAAAGCATGGCGTGAGATTCTCAAGGACGTAGAGAAAAAAGAAGTACCGGTACACGTATTAGAACGTTTAATAGTACATCTTAAAGATGGCACTGAAGTAAATATTGATATCAAACATATATTATCTGAAGGTGCCGATCCCGATGAGATCGAGCACCATGTTAGTAAAAAATTAGAAGAACTTGATCAATATATTGCTAATGTAGATTTCTATGTTGATGTAGATCTGGTTGAGCAGGCAATCCAGCCCGAGACAGATAGAATACTTTCTAACTTATGATTAAAGCAATATTTGCCGTCGACACCTGGGGTGGCATGGGATTCCGAGGTAGCCTCCCATGGCCGCACCACAGTGAAGACATGCAGTATTTTAAAAAGCAAACAGAAGGACATGTTGTAGTAATGGGCAGACGTACATACGATGATCCTAAAATGCCTAAGCCTTTGAAAAATCGAATAACGTATGTAGCAACCAATCGTCCACTTTATACTGCCGGCACAGTCAAGGGTAATTTAGTCGAGCAAGTTCCGTTACTGCAAAAACGTCATCCCAATAAGCACATTTGGATAATCGGTGGTCCTGAGATTATCCTCTCCTGTAAAGACATTATTGACGAAATGCACGTTACTCATTTCAAAAGTCAATTCAAAAGTGATGTCAAAATAGACATGCGTAAGATGACTTTGATGATGCGAGCAATGGGTGCTTGGCCCAGTCAAGACGGAAAATGTACTTGGACTGTTTACAAAAACGTTGACATTTTCAGGCCCTTGTCAGTATAATACAGTTATGAAAACTTATTTAGATGCACTCCGGTTTGTTTTAGACAATGGCGTAACTAAAACAGACCGTACAGGTACAGGTACTGTCAGTGTGTTTGGCATGCAACAACGCTACAACTTGGCTGACGGTTTTCCTGCTGTCACTACAAAGAAACTGGCTTGGAAAAGTGTAGTTTCAGAGTTGCTGTGGTTCATTGAAGGTTCAGGGGACGAAAAGCGTCTACGAGAGATACTACATGGTAGTAGAGCGTCTGAAAAGACAACCATCTGGACTGCCAATGCCACAGCTCCGTATTGGACAAACAAATACAAAAAGTTTCCGCCCCGAGGTCCACAGTTTGAA